TTGAAAGTGATGTAGTCTACCCCTTCTTTGCTGTTGAGCTTCAGTTCGATGGAGCTAATACCCTTCGTATGTGGACAGGTCAAGGTACTCTTGTTCTTCAAGACGGTACTCAGTGGGTTGGTGCAGGTAGTATCCTAGATATATCAGCTATAGAAGAGACTGCTGAAATGTCTGTTAAGGGGGCTACCATTACTATAAGTGGTTTATCCTCGGAAGCACTGTCCTTGGCTCTCAGTGAGCCTTATCAGGGTCGTGTGTGTAACATCTACTTTGGTACATTCTCTAGTGGTGCTATCCTACAAGAGAGTGGTTCTTTTATTCTCCTACAAGACGGCTCTAAAATACTTATAGAGTCTACTAAAAAAGGGTTTAATCAAATGTTCTCAGGTTACATGGATCAGATGAACATTGTTGATGCTGGGGATACAGCCACTATTGAGTTGATGGTTGAGAACCGACTGATTGATCTTGAGAGGGTTAGGGTAGCTCGTTTTACATCAGGCTACCAGAAATCTATATACCCTAATGATAGGGGTTTAGACTTTGTAGAAGACCTGCAAGATAAGAACATAGCGTGGGGTCGAAAAAGTGACGGATAACATGCAAGTTGAGCAGTTCATACTTAAGTATTGGGACGTGCCTTGGGTTAGGGGTAAACACGACTGCATAGCTTTTGCTATTAAGTATGCCAAGGAGTGCTTTAACGTAGACTTGTCTGACAAAGAGTTAGAAGGTTACTGTGACTTACACACAGCTAAAAGGGCTTACATAATGGCTTGTCGTAAGCACAAAGTTAAGTCTTTTAACGAGTACTTAGATAATAACCTTATACCTAGCCTAGAACCTAGTGACGGTTGTGTTGTAGCTAAACCTGACTTGGAGGGACTTGTAGGACACTCTTACGGTGTGATTAAAGGTGAGTACGGGTTTTTTGTAGATACTGACGGACTAATTCCTATTAAGTTAGACTCTAAACTTGACTTGTACTGGAAGGTAATCTAATGGCTTTAGGTGGAATAATTCTTGGAGCACTTGTAGGTCCGGGTGTATTTACCTTTAGCCTGTATACGGGCTTTGCCTTTAATTTTCAAGCCTTCGCCATGCGTATGGTCCTTGGATTGGCACTGAACGCACTATCCCCTAAACCTAAAGTAGTGGCTGCTAATCGTGGTTATCAAGTAAACAGCAGAGGTTCAGCACTAAGTCACCAGATTATATACGGTAAGATGCGTGTTGGTGGGGCTATTGTATATGACGAGGCTACAGGTACTAACAATAAATTCTTTCACCGTATTATTGCTTTAGCTGGTCATGAAGTTGAATCCTTTGACCGTATATATATTAACGACAGTTACATAGATTTTGCCGACATAATTGTGGCTTTTACAATTGTTGATGGTGACTTCGACCCGCCTAGTCAAAATAAAACTTCTGGTATTGATGATTATGCTCTCGGTGCCATATCAGGCGGTAAAGCTGACCTTACTCCCGTTGCTGGCAACACAGATGGGGTTCTTACCATCAATAAAAATGGTAAATCCTACTCCGCAAATATTGATGGCAGCGACATGGAAATAACCACGTCTAATATCCGAGTTGCGTTCTCCGATGTTGGAGTTAGTGCAGATGTTAAAAGTCCCACTGTAGTAGAACTGTCCTTTGAAGAAGTAGAAGGTGGGAATATTCCTACCGTAGTGGATGCTGATGGTAGTACTTCTGATCGTTATGATGGTAAGCTACGTATTCAGTTTGCATATGGCACTTCTGATCAACCTGCTAACAGTGGCCTTATTAGTGAATCTGCACATTGGACAGCCGAAAGTAAGTTGTCAGGCATTGCCTATATGTATGTGCGGCTAGAGTTTGATGCTGACGTATACCCTAACAGCGTCCCTCAGTTCACAGCAGAAGTAAAAGGTAAAAAGCTCTACAACCCTGCCACAGATACTACAGTGTGGTCTGATAACCCTGCCCTGTGTCTACGGGACTACCTAACTAACTCTTACGGTCTCTCTGAACTACCAGCTAACATAGATGACACTTTGGTTAACTCTGCTGTCACTGTGTGTAACCAGACTAACACAGGTGCTGGTACTACTCGGTACACTTGTAATGGTGCTTTCACTACTGACCTAACCCCCTACGACATTATTAACGATCTGCTAACTTCTATGGGGGGTACGTTGTGGTACTCTCAAGGTAAGTGGCGTATGAAACCAGCTTATTGGACTACACCCGCCCTTGACCTTAATGAAGATGACCTACGTTCCTCTATCAGTGTAGCTACACGTCACTCTCGCAGAGATAATTTTAACGTAGTTAAGGGAACATTCCGAGGTGAAGAAAGTAATTGGCAGACAACGGACTACCCGCAAGTAGACAGTGCAGCCTTTCTTAGTGCAGATAACGGTCAAGAGTCTGTAGCTGATGTAGACCTGCCGTTTACTGACAACTCTATTGAGGCTCGTCGTATAGCTAGAATTTCCTTAGAGGGCAACAGACAACAGTTAACAGTTAACGCTTCCTTTGGTCTTAGGGCTATGCAGGTTCAAGTGGGGGATAATGTTCGTTTAACTAACACCCGTTTTGGTTGGTCTAATAAAGAGTTTCAGGTATTAGCTTGGAACTTTGGTCTTGCTGATGGGCTTGACCTACAGGTGGATTTAACACTACGTGAGACTGCTGAGAGTGTCTTTGATGAGTTTGATGATGGTATCGTTTACGAAAGGGATAACACTACCTTGGTGTCTCCCTTTACTGCACCAAGTGTAGGTATTTCTGTCGTAGGGGCTGCTCAAGTTAGTAACCAGAAAGTATCCAACATTGCTATTGCAACTGTAACCTCTGGCCGACCTGAAGCTATTGACTACGTGGAGGTTGAGTATAAACTATCTAGTGACACTATCTTCTCAGTATTTGGTCAGGGTCAGCTAGGGGAGTTTAGGGTAAGAGACTTAGAGATAGGGGACTATGATTTTAGGGCTAGGTCTGTAAACACTTTCGGTATTAAAAGTGAATGGGAGTACCTCAGTGACGTAGAGATTAACGCCTTTATAGGAGACCCCTCTGACGTTTCCGGACTTACAAAAGAAATTTCTGGTGGTACGTTGTTCTTGTCGTGGACACCAATTCCTGACCCTGACTTAAGCCACTACCAAATTAAGCACAACTCTAATACAACGGGTGCTACTTGGTCTAACTCTACAACTATTATTGATAAGATTGCACGACCTGCAACGTCTGCCTCTGTTCCTGCTAGGTCTGGTACGTTCCTTATTAAGGCATATGACAAAGAGGGGAACTTTAGTGTAACCCCAACATCTACTGTAGTCCTCTCTGCTGAAATCCCCCAACTTGGTGTAACTATAACAGAGACAGAAAACCCATCATTCTCTGGTAGTAAGACTAACACTATTGTGTCGTCAGGAAATCTTGAGATTGATAACACATCTGCTTCTGAACCCACCGGAGACTATTTCTTTAATAACTACGTTGACACCAGTACTTCACGAAACGCACGGATCACAGGTTTTCGCACATTCACTCGCTCTTACGATAATGGCACCCTGTTGTGGGACGATATACCTGAGAACTGGGACACTTGGCCGAACAATTGGGACACTTGGACCGACGAGGACGCAAATTTTGGTGATGTGTCTGTGCAAGTATTTGTCTCTGCCACGGATGATGACCCAGCAGGATCACCCACATGGGGAAGTTACACTCCCGCTAATGGTGCATTTGTCACAGGCCGTGCCTTTAGGTTTAAAGCTGTGCTTACTAGCACCAACACCAACTTCACGCCAGCCGTGTCTGCACTTAGTGTAACGGTTGAATATTAAGAAAGGGCGAATAGTATGAGCCAACACGACCTAGATATTGCTAATCAGACTGCATCAGCAGCTAGGGCAGACCTTAACCTTGCACTAAAAGCTCTCGGCAGTGTTAACAGTGGGGCATCTGCACCCGCCACCACCTTCGCTAACATGCTTTGGTACGACACAACAAACAACGCCCTTAAAATGAGAGCGGAAGCTGATGATGCTTGGATTAGTGTAGGTTATTTAGACCAAAGTGCTGACGCATTTCGAATCTTTGATGACACACAAGTGGTAAGCTCTAGTGGAAGTCAGACTGGTCTTATTGGGGATCAGGCGTCATCTGCTTGGCAAACTGGTACTAGCACTACAGAAAGCCTTGTGTCACCAGCTAAGATAGCGTCTGCTATAAGTTCTTTAGGACCCAGTACAACGGCGGGGGCAGTAGGCACGTATGCTAGTCTTTGGCTTAATGTCGCTGCCAATTCGGGGGCAGGCGATACAGTCGCAGGGTCAAGCCTAAGATACGGCAACTTTGGAACCCTCGGTCAAAACTATAACAAATTTGGCAAGTCGGGTAACGCACCGTCAGGTACATGGAGGCTTATGGGTCAATTAAGTAGCACTAATGGTAGTAATTTTGATTATACCGATCAATTCTTCAGTGGCGCTGTTTGGGTAAGGATTTCTTAAAATGGGCATTACAATTACACAGGTGCGTAACGCACAATCACTACAGTCAGACAACACCCGTATGGACGTTGAAATTAATCATCCGCAATTTGGATGGATACCCTACACATTAAACCCTACCGACACTGACACAACCATAAATAATAGTCAGGTCATGGCTTTAATTGGCACAGACTTTGTGGCTTATGTTGCCCCTACGCAAGCAGAGTTAGATGCAGAGAAAGAAGTAGAGGTTCGTTCTGAACGTGACAATATTTTGACTAGAGTTGTTGACCCAATAGTGTCTAACCCCTTACGTTGGGCAGAACTCACATCTGATAAACAAGCAGAGTGGTCACAGTACAGAACAGACCTGTTAAATGTACCACAACAATCAGGGTTCCCGAACACAATCACATGGCCCACTAAACCATCTTAAGGAGCAACCAATGGGATTTAAACTAGGACTACGAAGTAAACAGAACTTGTCTGGGGTACATCCCGATATGGTTGCTGTTGTCACAAGAGCATTAGAGATTAGTGAAAAAGACTTTAGTGTAACTGAGGGTGTTCGTAACATTGAACGTCAGCGTATGCTTAAGAGAACAGGCAAGTCTACTACACTCAAGTCTCGTCATCTGACGGGTCATGCAGTAGATGTTGTCCCCTATCCTGTGTCGTGGGAGTGGGACGAATTCTACCCTATTGGTGATGCTATGAAGGCTGCTGCAAAGGAACTGGACATTAAGATTGTATGGGGTGGTGATTGGAAGAAGTTCCCGGATGGGCCACACTTTCAGCTAGATTGGAAAGCCTACCCCTGTGACTAGGGGGGAGGAAGACTGCTTTGTAATGGGTAAAAATATATCGGCAACTCTACTGTTTGCCTTGGTTCTTCAAGCAGCAATGATAGTTTGGAGCATCTCTCAAATGAGGGCAGACGTAGATGCTAACTACGCCTCTATAGTTAGAATAAGTGGTGATGTAAAAGCTGTTGAAGCATCGTCTAATATGCAAGCTGTGCAACTAGGCAAGATCGAAGAGAACATAAAGGGAATTAAAGAGTCCCTTGAAAGGATGCTTGAGGTCATGGAGAAAGACTAATGCTAGACCCCATAACGGCTATATCAGCCTGTACTGCTGCATTTACAATGACTAAGAAGCTAGTGCAACATGGCAGAGAGATAGAGGATGTTATGGGGCAGCTAGGGGAGTGGTTTGGTGCCGCCTCTGATCTTGCTAAAGCTGAACAACAAAGAAAGAATCCCTCTACTGTACAGAAGCTAACATCTGGCGATAGTATAGAAAAAGAAGCCTTTGAGATAATAGTACATAAGAAGAAACTGGCGGCTCAACAGAAGGAGTTAATGTTTCTATTGAACATGCGATTTGGCCCTAATACTTGGGAAGAGATGATTAAGCTAAGAAGGCAGATTAGAAAAGAAAGAGAAGAGACTGTCTACAGGGCTATGGAAGCTAAGAAAGAGATGATTAATAACTTAGGCATGTTTGCCTTGTCTGTAGGCATATTGGTTGTTGTCTTTGGCGGTGTATACTTAATTGGTGTGGGTACTGGTACGTGGTAAAAATATTATTGCTGGCCCTCTTAATTTCCACTGTAGGGGGAGTACAGGCTAAAGAACCTAAGATGGTTACTTGTCACTTGTGGAAGTATATTTCCATTATGGGGGTACAGCAGTGTTGGTATCGTGGTCCTAATGGTTCCTCTGCTACATATTTCCCTACACCCTTAATACCAAAGTATGAGTACGGAGCCGCTTTCAGACAATGCCCAAAGAGTTTTGAGTGTGTCTATAAGTTTAAGAAACGAAGGCCATCAGCTAAAGAAATACTGGATGGATTAAAGGAGGATTTTGAATGACTGTAGCAATGGAAAGAATACTTGCTTGGAAGATACTTCCTAGAATTATGATGTTAGTTATGACCTACATGTATATGGAAGTGTTGTTCTGGTTTATGAATCTACCACCTGATGCCATGACTTCACAGGCCACAGCACTAACCGCAACTGTAACAGGCGCAATCACGGGAGCATTTTCCGTATGGTTGTCACATGAGAAGTAATGGCCCTATACACAAAGAAGTAAATAGGTTTATGTGGATTGTTAAGGGACAACTAGCCCCTGATGGGTACAGTGAACAAGACTACATAGATGTACACGACAGCTACTTTAAGAGGCTTTGGGGCAACCATGAGAACTGTGTCCACGAAGAGGGCTTTGAAGAAGCATACAGGGAGAAATACCAATGATAGGAGCGATAATTAAAAGTCTGTCAGGCTTGGCTACCAGCGTTATAGATGCTAAAACACAGGTCAAGCTAACGGAGGCAGAGATTAAAAAGAAGCAATTAACTGGGGAGATTGATTGGGACTTAGCAGCTATAAAAGCTACGGAGAACTCTTGGAAAGATGAATGGATTACACTTCTATTCTCGGTGCCACTTGTCCTTGCGTTCATGCCTTTTGCTTGGGCAGAAGACTTGGTAGCTAATGGTTTTGCAGCCCTTGAAGCAATGCCTC